CCAAAGTTTACAGAGCGTCTGCAGAGCGCTTGGAATGCTTTTCTAAGTCGTGAGCCGACGCGCTCCTATGAAGATTATGGCGGTTTTGGCTATAGACAAGATCGAATACGATTGACGAGAAACAATGCTAAAACAATCGTTGCTGCTATCTATAATCGTATCGCTCTTGATTGTGCCATGATTGATTTACACCATGTTCAGTGCGACGAAGAAGGAAATTTTAAAGAGGTTAAGAAGACAGGGCTCGATAACTGTTTGTCTCTAAGCGCTAACTTAGACCAGACGGGTCGGGCTTTTATTCTTGATATCGTTATGTCCTTATTCGACGAAGGCTACGTTGCTGTTGTACCTACAGACTGTAGTGATAATCCTTATCTTACAGCAGAGTATGACATCTACAAGCTTAGAACTGGTCGAATCACTAACTGGTATTCAGATAAGGTCAGAATCGACATATATAACGAGAGACTTGGAAAGAGAGAAGAAAGGTTATTCCCGAAAGACCAGATTGCTATTATAGAGAACCCTCTTTATGCGATCATGAACGAACCTAATTCTACTCTCCAGCGTCTCATCAGGAAGCTCAGCTTACTCGACTATGTGGACGAACAGTCAAGTTCAGGTAAGTTAGATCTTATTATTCAGCTTCCTTATGTAATAAAGACGGAGTCCAGACGTCAGCAGGCCGAACAGCGTCGTAAAGACATTGAACGGCAGCTCTCTGGTAGTAAATACGGAATTGCTTATACCGATGGAACTGAAAGAATCACTCAGCTTAACAGGGCAGTTGAGAATAACCTCTGGGCGCAGGCGAAAGACTTGACAGCTATGCTCTACAACCAGTTGGGACTCACCGAGTCTATTCTTAACGGCACTGCTAAAGAAGAGGAGATGATCAATTACTACAACCGTACGATTGATCCTATTCTTTCGTTCATTGCTGATGAGATGAAACGAAAGTTCATTTCAAAGACAGCACGTTCCCAGGGTCAGGCAATCATGTATTTCAGAGATCCGTTTAGACTTATTCCGGTTAGTTCTATTGCTGAAATTGCGGATAAGTTTACTAGAAACGAGATTCTTAGCTCCAACGAGATTAGAACGAAGATTGGTTACAAGCCTTCTGACGATCCTGCTGCTAATGAGCTTCGTAATAGTAACCTTAACCGTTCAGACAATGAGAAACCGGCGGAGGCACAGCCGATGACTAATGGTCAGAATGCTGTGATGAAAGCACTTAAGGAGAAAAATCAAAATGGCGAGTAAATACGATTTCGCAGGTTGGGTGACAAAGAATGACCTGCTCTGCTCCGATGGCAGAACGATCAGACGAGATGCCTTTAAGGACTGCGATGGAACGGAAGTACCTCTCGTCTATCATCATGATCATAGCGATCCTACCAACATCCTCGGAAAGGTTCTTTTAGAGAATCGTCCTGAGGGTGTTTTTGGTTATGCAACTTTTAACGAGACTGACAAAGCACAGCACGCAAAAGAGGCAGTTAGACATGGAGATATTAAGTATCTTTCCATCTACGCTAATAAGCTTAAGCAGAACGCTGGTGATGTCCTTCATGGAATGATTCGTGAAGTGAGTCTTGTCATGACGGGAGCTAACCCTGGTGCAAGGATTGAGACCGCTTTTGGACATGCAGAAGAGTTTGACGAAGAGGCAGTTATTACCACAGGAGAGGAACTGGGGGTTTTTGAAGTGAAGTACGAAGAAAACATTAAGCACGCTGATGAAGAAGTAGAAGAGACTAAAGCAAAAGAAACCGACGAAGGTGGAGATGAGACTATTGAGGACGTCTTCAATACTCTGAGCGAAAAGCAGAAGAAGGCTGTTTATGCAATCGTTGGTATGGCACTTGAGAACAAAAACGGCTCTGATGACGAGGCAGAGCATTCTGACGAAGGAGAAGATGATATGAAGTATAATGCTTTTGAAACTGGTGTAACTCGCAGAAACACTATTTCTCACGAAGATTTCGACGCTATTCTTTCCGATGCTAAGCGCTGCGGTTCCCTTAAGGATGCAGTTCTTGCACACATGGAAGATGAGGATGGCGTTCTTTATCACGCATTCCCGGATGGCGGCGTTCCGACTACTGGCATGACTGTTTCTTCCAATGAACAGCAGTATATGGTTAATCAGCCGAGCTTCCTGTTCCCGGAGTACAAGAGCCTTAATAATCCGCCTGAGTGGATTAAGAGAGATACCGGCTGGGTCTCCAAGGTTATGGGTAAGGTTGGCCATACTCCGTTCAGCCGCATTAAGTCTGTCTTCGCTGACATCACTGAAGACGAGGCTCGCGCAAAGGGTTATATGAAGACCCACCTCAAGACTGAGGAAGTGTTCTCCCTGCTTAAGAGAACCACCGATCCGCAGACCATCTACAAGAAGCAGAAGATGGATCGCGATGACATTATCGACATCACCGATTTCGACGTTGTTCGTTGGATTAAGGGTGAGATGAGAATGATGCTGGAAGAGGAAATTGCCCGTGCAATCCTTATCGGCGATGGCAGACTCAACAGCTCTGATGACAAGATCTCCGAAGATCACGTCAGACCGGTTGTTAACGATAAGCCGCTCTTCACTGTTCAGTGCCCGGTTACTGTTGCTGCTAATGCTACTGGCTCTGATAAAGCTGAAGCTTTCATCGATACTGCTATTCGTTCTCGTAAGTACTACAAGGGCAGCGGTAATCCCGACCTTTACACCACTGAGGACATGCTTACTGAGATGCTCCTTCTGAAGGACGGCATTGGCCACAGACTCTATAAGACCGAAGCTGAGCTTGCTACCACCCTTCGTGTCAATTCTATCATCACTGTGGAAGTTATGGAAGGCTTTACTCTTAACAGCAAGGAGTTCCTTGGCGTTATCGTGAACCTGGCGGACTACAGAGTCGGTGCTGACCGTGGCGGAGAAATCAACCTCTTCGATGACTTTGACATCGATTACAACCAGCAGAAGTACCTGATCGAGACCCGTATTTCCGGTGCTCTCGTGAAGCCCTTCTCTGCTCTTAGCTTCACTGCAACAACCGCTTGATCTAATTATTCAAAATCATGGCAATAAGCAGCGCTATGTCGTCGTAGTTATTAACAATTCAGCCTGATTGATTCCAACACATCTTCTATAATCACCAGCGCTGCTTATTGTTTTATGAGGAGGTACCGCAATGCGATACTATGGAAAGGTTGGATACTGCACTACGGTTGAGACTAGACCCGGCGTATGGGTAGAAGACCAAATCGTTGAAAGACCATATTATGGAGACGTTCTACGGTTTAGTAGGCGTTACCAAGGTGCGGACAAAGTAAACGACGATCTAGAGATTAGCAACCAGATCAGTATCTTGGCTGATCCGTACGCTTATGACCATTTTTCAGAAATCCGATATGTCATCTGGATGGGCGTTAAATGGAAGGTACCTACTGTCGAAGTCGAGTATCCAAGACTTAAACTAACTGTTGGAGGAGTCTATACAGAAAATGACGAATCTTGACAGACGAATGGAACTTCATCAGATTCTTTGCGATATACTCGGGTCGGCGTATGTGTATTTTCAGCCTCCCGAGTCCATTAAACTCCGCTATCCGTGCATTCTCTATGAGCGTATAACCGGAGATTCACAGTATGCGGATAACAAAGCGTACACGTTTAGGATTTGTTATCACGTGACTTACATTGACAAAGATCCTGACAATGAAGTTATTACTAAGTTAGCTAATCTTCCTCTTTGCAGAATGGATAGGTCCTACAAAGGGGACAACCTGAATCATGATGTCTTTATACTATATTATTAAGGAGGTTTCCTATGGCGAAACTTGTATGGGACCAGGTAGGTCAGAAGCTTTATGAAACTGGTACCGACCACGGTGTTCTGTTTACTCAGAATAGCGATGGTACGTATGCAAACGGCGTTGCTTGGAACGGTCTGACTGCATTCACCGAGTCTCCTTCCGGTGCAGAGAAGACCGACCTTTGGGCAGATAACATTAAGTATGTCTCTCTTCGTTCTGCTGAGGACTACGGCGCAACTATCGAAGCTTACACTTATCCGGACGAGTATAAGCCCTGTATTGGTGAAGCTGAAGTTGTTACTGGTGTAAACTTCGGTCAGCAGCCGAGAAAGGCATTCGGCTTTGTTTGCAGAACTAATGTTGGTAACGATATCGAGATGGAGACTCACGGCTATAAGATTCATATTGTGTATGGCTGCACGGCTTCTCCGTCTGAGAGAGCTTATCAGACCATTAACGACTCTCCGGAAGCGATTACGTTCTCTTGGGAGATTTCTTCTACTCCGGTTCCGATCACTGCTACCGGCTACGAGAACATGAAGCCGACCGCTTCCATTACTATCGATAGCACGAAGTTCACCGAGACTGCTGCAAAAGCTAAGCTGACCGCTCTTGAGGACAAGTTATTTGGAACCGATAATAGCGAACCGGAGCTTCCGACTCCCGACTGGATCATCACTAACTTCGCTTGATCTGAAATTTCATAATGAACCTAATTTAGGCCCTGGCTTTTAGCTGGGGCCTTTTTATTGAAAGGAGAAAATCATGTATACAAAGAAAGTCACCTACAAAGATTGGCTCGGAAACGAAAGAACAGAGGAATTTAACTTCAATCTCACAAAAGCTGCTCTTATGGAAATGCAGTTTGAGCAGGAAGGTGGAATGAGAGAGTATCTTCAGAGAATCATCGACGCTAAGGACAGAAAAGCACTGATGCAGATGTTCAAAGACCTCGTCCTTAGAGCGTACGGTGAGATTTCTGCTGATGGTAAGTATTTCATTCAGAACGATGAGACCAAAGCAAGATTCGCGTCTACTCCGGTATATTCTCTGCTCTTTATGGAGCTTACAGACAATGCGGATGCAGCGGCAGAGTTTGTTAATGGTATTATGCCTCCGGATCTTGATAAGGTTAGTGCTAAACCTGGACAGGCTCCCGTTGCTGTTGCTCCGCCTACTAACTAAGAAAACTCTGGAGAGTAAAGTTGTATGTCTATAGAAATCAGTATTCCAGAGACTAGACTATGGGACCCGGTTAAAGAGGAATTCCTATATGTCAAGAGTCAGAAACTTCTATTAGAACACTCTTTGCTTTCTATTTCGAAGTGGGAAGCTAAATGGAAAAAGCCGTATCTTAGTAGTGAAAAGACACCAATAGAGGTTGTTGATTACATAAGGTGCATGACTTTAACAAAGAATGTAGATCCGAATGTGTATTATGCTATCCCTACGGCGGAGCTTGAGAAACTTCAGAACTACATTGTCGACCCCATGACAGCTACCACAATTACAAATCACGAACAGAAGAGACCTGGAAGAGAAGTGATTACCGCCGAGATTCTCTATTGGCAGATGGCTCAATTGAACATCGATCTTGAATGGGAAAAGAGGCATTTAAACAGACTAATCACTTTAATACAGGTTTGTGCTATTAAATCTCAGCCGCCTAAGAAGATGACTAAGCGAGACATAGCAAAGCAGAACAAAGCTCTCAATGCGGCAAGAAGAAAACAGCACCATACTCGTGGCTAAGGAGAAAATTCAAAATGGGCGCAATTCGTTTCATACATAGAGGGCATTTCGAAGCTACTATGAACTTTTTAGGTAAAGCTAAACGTAGAACATATTTGAAAATACTCGATAAGTATGGTCGAAAGGGCGTCGAAGCACTCTCTTTAGCTACGCCTAAAGATACTGGTAAAACAGCAGCATCATGGAGCTATGAAATTCATCATTCGCATGGTGGTGCTACGATTAGTTGGACTAATTCAAACGTTAACAAAGGTGAGAACATCGCAATTCTACTACAGTTTGGACATGGGACGAGGAACGGTGGTTATGTAAAAGGCTTCGATTACATTAATCCTGCTCTTCGTCCTATTTTTGAAGAAATTGCTAACTCTGCCTGGAAGGAGGTGACCGGAGCTTGAGCTTTATTGACGAACGTGTTGTCAAGATGGTATTTGACAGCGCGAAGTTTGAAAAAGGTATCGCGAAGACAATGGAGCTTCTCGATAAATTCCAAAACGCTTTACTGCTTAAGGGAGCCTCTACCGGTTTAGACAATTTAGAGAAGTCTATCGCTTCATTCGATATGAACGGTCTTAATAGAGCTATTGATACGGTAAGCGACAGATTTTCTACGCTCGGTATTATTGGAACTACAGCCCTTATCAAGATTACTAATCAAGCGATTGACGCTGGTGAACATCTTCTTAAGTCTCTTTCCATTGATCAGGTAGCTGAAGGTTGGAAAAAGTTTGGAGATAAGACAAGTTCGGTCGGTACTCTTGTTTCTCAGGGTAATGATTTAGAGTTCGTTAACGAGCAGATGGACCGGCTTAACTGGTTTACTGATGAGACTTCATACAACTTTACCGATATGGCAAGTAACATTGCCAAGTTTACGGCTTCTGGTCAGGGGCTTGAAGAGTCAGTTACCATGATGCAGGGTATTGCTCTTTGGGCAGCAGCTTCTGGTCAGAATGCAGGAACTGCTAGTAGAGCAATGTATCAGCTTTCTCAGGCTATGGGTTCAGGTGTCATGAGAAAGGAAGACTGGAAGTCAATTCAGAACACTTCCATGGATACAGATGAGTTCAGGCAGGTTGCTCTTGATACAGCAGTAGCGTTAGGAAAACTTAAAAAGACCGGAGAAGATACCTATCAGTCGCTTCAATCTAAAAGTAAAGCGGGAGCTGCTGAATTTAAGAAATCTCAGTTTGCTGATAGTCTTACTGAAGGTGCTTGGTTTGATACAGAAGTCATGGCTGCCGTTTATAGTAAATACGGCGCTGCGACTGAGAGACTTAGAGAGTATGCCGAAGCTAACGGAACAACAGCTTCTGAAGCAATTGAAGCCATCGAAGCTCAGGATAAAGCGATGGCTGAAGCATATTCTAAAGAAAAGAATATTTCAATTGAAGAAGCTACTAAGGCTCTAATTGAAGAAGGAAAGATATTAGACCCTCTTGCAATTAAGTGGTTTAAAGCAGGTCAGGAAGCAAGAAGTTTCGGGGACGTTATCGATTCTGTTAAGGATGCTGTGTCAACACAGTTCATGAATATTTTTCAAAGCATTTTCGGTAACTACAAAGAAGCTACAAAGTTATTTACCGCTTGGGCTAATGAACTTTGGGATATTTTTGCCGGTCCACTTTCTCAAGTTAGCGAACTTCTTAAGAAATGGCATGACTTTGGTGGTAGAGTTCATTTACTGAATGCACTTAAGCATGGATGGGATGCTATTTTAGCATTAACCGAACCTATTAAGAATGCATTTGACAGTATATTTCCTAACGAAACTACTTGGCAAGGTCTTGTAAAAGCTACTTTTGAATTTTCAAAGTTCACAAATTCGCTTAAGATTAGCGACGATGTTGCTGATAAAATCCAGCGTACTTTTCAAGGCGTTTTCTCTGTCTTTGACTTAATCGGTCAGGCTGTATCCGCAGTAGCAAGAACTATTGGCGGTTTCCTTCCGATGATAGGCGATTTTGCTAGTGGTTTCTTAGGTGCTACTGGGTCTATCGGTGATTTTATTACCGACATGGCTAAAGCAGCTAAAGAGAACGATTTCTTCTATAACAGTATTCAGAAGGTTATAGAGTTCATTTCTCCGGCGTTTGAGACCGTTAAGAACATCATTGACGGAGCGATTCAGGTGTTCGAAAACTTTACCGGAATTGACCTTCATATTCCTACTTTCCAAGAATTCGCTAACGCTATCAGTCATATCGGTTTTATTCTCGATCCTGTCATTAGTGTTCTTCGGTCTGGAGCCGAAGGTATTCACAATTTCTTTGAATCTCTTAACCAGTCGCAGGCAGAAGGTGCCGAGAAAAAGGTTGGGATATTTCAAAAGATTGGCGAGATTATCGGAAAACTCGCTAAGATTCTTGGACCTGTCTTAAACGCAGTAAAGAACGCTTTTGGTCAGTTCCTTGATTACTTTAGTCAGGCTCTCGATAAAGTTGATGGTAATAAAGTTACGGCTCTTCTTGGCGGCGGCTTATTTGCTTTTGTTGGTCTTAAGATTAAAGACTTTATCGACAACATTAAAGATAAACTTAAACCTTTAGACGATATTAAGCACGCACTGTCTGATCTTAAAGACAGTCTTATCGACACTTTCGGAGCTATTCAGCAGAATCTTCAGGCTGGTACGCTTCTTAAGATTGCGTTCGCTATCGGTATATTAGCGGCATCTCTTATTGCTCTTTCCAGTACAGAAAATTTAGGTACCGGTCTTGCAGCTCTTGGTGGAATCATGCTTGAGCTTGTAACTTTCCTTGGAATCATAGAGGGAATTAGCAAACTAAGCGGAAGCGGATTAGAAGCTATTTCTAAAGTGTCTTCCGGTTTTATTAAATTAGCTGCCGCAGTTTTCATTCTTTCTAAAGCAATGGAGTCTCTTGGTAAGCTTAAAGAAGAAGAGATTACCAGGGGTCTTATCGCTATTGGCGGGGTTTTACTCGAGCTTGCTGCTTATATGGGCATTCTTTCCGTTATAGACAGATTAGGCGGAAAATTAGACGTTGCATCAAAGGGAATGCTTGAGATGGCAGCGGCAATCCTTGTTCTGTCTGTCGCATCTAAAGTGTTTGCCACAATGGAGTGGGACGAGATAGGAAAAGGTCTTGCCGGTGTCGGTGGAATGCTATTAGAGCTTGCTTTATTCTCTAAGTTAGCAGGTGGCGCAAAACATGTCATGGCTACTGGTGTGGCTATGATTGCTATTGCAGCAGCACTCACGGTTCTTACAGGTGTGCTATTCGTAATGGGTAAGACTGCCGACACAATGGGAAGCGGTCTTCTCGTTCTGGCTGGTTTGTTACTAGAGCTTGGCGTTGCTTTATATTTCATGGAAGGCTCTATAGTCGGTGCTGTTGCTATGCTTGCTTGCGCTGCGGCTATAGCAGTTCTTACACCTGCACTTATTGCACTTGGCGCAGCTATGACAGGTGGCGGTATAGTCAGAGCTCTCATTGCTCTTGCAGGAGCTTTACTTGTTATAGGTGCTGCAGCCGCTATATTTGGAGCTGCTAGTCCGATAATTATCGCTGGTGCGGTAGCGCTTGGAGCGTTTAGTGCCGCTGTGCTTCTTGCTGGTGTTGCCATTGCAGCATTCGGTGCTGGTTTAACAGTATTTACTGCTGCATTGGTTGCCGCAGGTTCTACTTTGATTGCTGGACTAGGCGTTATACAACAGGCTATTTCCTTGGCAGTAACGTTAACCATTGAAGCGTTTAAACAGATGCTTCAGGAAGCGGTTACTCTTATTCCGTTTGTAGTTGAGCTTGGATTGATGGTGATTGATGGATTCCTTCAGGGAATTGCAGATCATCTTCCTAGCATCATTGCTTCTGGTGCTGCAATTATATTAGCCGTTCTTACCGGTATAAATGAATACCTTCCTCAGATTCTTCAGGCCGGTATTGATTTGATGATCACATTTATTGACGGTATGGCTAATGGCATCAGAGATAATACGGATAAGATTCTTGCTGCTTTAGGAAATCTTATGTCTGCAATGATTGAGCTTGTGCTAACCGCCATCCAAGGTCTTGTTAAAAACATTCCCGGTGTCGGTGAAGATATTAGCAAGATGCTTGAAGACCTTAAGACTGGTGTTAAAGACACACTTGCTCCGGAAGACTTTGAAGATATTGCCAACAAAGCCGCTGCATCAATGACACATGAATTCGAGACTGCTTCTGGCGAAGTCTACGAGACTGGCGGTAAGACCGGAGCTAAGTTCGGTGAGGCAATCGGAGAGCAGACTGGACCTGTTGAAGAAGGTGCTAAGAAACTTACCGATACAATGAATTCCACTCTTGGCGGTTCCGATGTCATGAGTATGCTTAGCGATACTGGCGGAACGGATATTCAGAGTTGGCTCGACGGAGCTGGTCTTAAGACTGGTGATGTTGAGACAATGATGAAGAGCATGGCAGGAACCGCTACAGATAATCTCGGTAACGGTGACGGTAAGTATACTACAGCCGGTGGTGATGCAGTATTAGGTTTCATCGGTGGTATGGGTTCTCATGACAGTGAAGTATCTGCTGAAGCACAGAGAATTGCAACTCTTGCTCTTTCATCGATGACATCTAAGCAAGGACTTGACGAGCATTCGCCTTCAAAGAAAACCTATAAGATTGGTGTTAACGCCGGTAAAGGCTTCATAAACGGTCTTGAAGATAGTGGAGAAGAAGCCGAGAAAACAGCTAAAAAAGTTGGTGATAAGTCGGCAAAAGCTCTTAAAGACGGTGTTGACGCTCAGATTGGTATACTCGATTACGCTGACGGTGCTGTTGGTGCCTTTATGAACCATTGGGCACTTATGCAGGATAATATGTCCGATACCGATGCGTTCCAGGCTTCTAAGGACGCCATCGAGCTTCTTGCTCTTCAAATGTATGCAGCTTCTGACGCTTCTAAGCAGGCGGTAACCGATGCAGAAGGAAATGCCACAGCTGTAGAAGATATTCTGAACGGTATCAAGAAGACATACACGGATATGCGGAATTCCATTATTCAGACGATGGATTCCCAGACCGATATGCTTTCGATGTTCGACTTTGGTGAAGCGGTTCGTCCCGAAGAGATGCTTGATAACATGGAGTCTAATCTTCGTGCTATTGATACCTATTACCAGAATATCGAAACACTTACCGAACGTGGTATTGATGACGGCCTTCTTAGGCATCTTGAGGAGCTTGGTCCTAAGGGTGCTGCCCAGATGCGTTCCTTTATCCAGATGACAGATGAACAGCTTGAAAAAGCTAATCAGATGTGGCAGGAAAAGGGCGAGAAGATGCAGCACGCAGCCGACCATGTTATCGGTGCGCTCGCATATTCTGGTGTTCAGTCTGCTGGTGGGTTTGTTGACGGCTTAAATCCTGAAACTGGCGAAGCAGCGGCTCAGACTTATATTGAAGCGGCACTTCAAAAGATGAGAGAAACTGTTGGAGTCAATCTTCAGAACTTTGAAGCTGTAGGTGGAGAGGTTGCCGACTCTGTAGCTAAGGGAATTACTAAATCTAGCGAATCTGAAACAGAGACCGATAAGGCTGCAAAAACAATGTCCTCAGATGTCGTTGGAACAGTCGATTCTAATGTTAAGAAAGAAGATGGGGTTGCTATTGGCTACAGGTTATGCGAAGGTATTGCCGACGGTATTCGTAACGGAATTGAAGTCGCTACTACTGCAGCTGAAGAGTTAGCGCTTAAGCTTATCGAGACAGTAAACAATGCTCTTGGAATCGCCTCTCCTTCTAAGGTATTCGCACAAATCGGTTATTATTCTGATGAAGGTTTGGCAAATGGTCTTCTTAACAACACGCATATTGTTAGAGAAGCAGGCGCAAGTACAGCAGAAGCTATGGTCGACGAAATGTCCGGTGTCTTTGGACGTATTGCAGATCTTATTGACGGTAACATTGATCTTGACCCAACCATCAGACCTGTCTTAGACCTCTCAAATCTCCAGTACGGAGCATCTCAGATTGGTTCTCTTCTTGGACTTAACGACCCATACGCACTTAATGCTGTTGGCACGATTTCTGGAATTCAAAATGATGCCCAACTTATGGCAGGTCTCACCAGTTCTCTTACCGATGCTATTAATGGTATGAAGACTGACAACGACCTTCCGCCTGTAACTATTAATATTTATCCGACAGAGGGACAGTCTGCTGAAGAAATTGCGGACGCAGTCTCTTGGAAATTTAATCATGACGTGTTAAAGCGTCGAGCAGCTTATGGAGGTACCTAATGTTAGAGGGTGGAAATTACTATGATGTAATGAGACATTGGCTCCTTATTGACGGGAAGCCGACTAAGGATTTCGGTGTCTACCTCTCTGGTGATGGCACCTTTAAAGCGGCAGAAAAGAACTTAGAAGAGTTCACAATTCCTGGTCGTAATGGGACTTTCCACTATAAGTCTGATACTTACAAAAATGTGATTGTCCCTTACGACTGCTTTATATTTAAAGATTTCAAGCGTAACGTAGCTGCACTCAGGTCCTTCCTCCTTTCCCGAGAAGGTTACGTACGGATCGAGGACACGCATCATCCGGACGAATTTAGGATGGGTATTTACCATGAAGAGTTCGCTCCGGATGTGTTCGTCGATCTAACAGCGGCTGAGTTTACGTTGAACTTTGATTGTAAGCCTGAAAGATGGCTTAAGAGCGGTGAGAAGGTTAAGACTTTTACATCTTCTGGAACGCTCATCAACAAGACGTACTTCACTGCTAAACCGCTTATCAGATGCTACGGTAGCAGTGGTACTGTTACTATTAACGGTGTTAGCGTGACAGTGACGGGTGTCAATTCCTACGTAGATCTTGACTCTGAAGAGCAGGAATCTCACAAAGGAAGTGACTATACACTAAACTCCAGAACGACACTGAATAATGGCCAATTTCCGACATTGAAGCCGGGTAGTAACTCAGTGTCGTTCACGGGGTTTACTAAAATTGATATTACTCCCCGTTGGTGGACACTTTAAGGAGGTAATATGGTACCAATCCTGTTTGCACCCTCTGCTACCTCCTTTACCACTAATGGTTTAGGGAGATTGGCTGATACGAACAAATGTACAGTTATAGAAGAACTTAACGGCCAGTACGAGTTAGAGCTTACCTATCCAAAAGAAGGTAGGCTCTTTTCTTCTATTGGATATTCTTCAATTATCGTGGCTAAGCCGTTCCAGAATGGAAAACTTCAGCCATTTAGAGTCTATAAGATCTCGAAGCCTATGAAGAATCTCATTACGGCTTATGCAAGACATATCACTTATCAGTTAAATTTCATTCCTTGTTCTCCGTTTAGTGGGCAGACAGCTAAGCAGGTCATGCAGAACATTCCTACTGCTACAGCTGAGTATTGTCCGTTTACATTTACTACCACTATCGACAACACTAAGCAGTCTATATCTCCGAATCTCTTTGGCCTTGAGACAGTTGAGTCTGGCATTATCAATGCATATCTCGATGCAACTGGGCGACTTATTGAGGAAGAGAATGCCCTTTCTGTCTGGATCAAATGCGAAAAGAGTAAAAGATATTCTCTTAGTAAGATGGCTGGACAGTGCTTTGCGGCAGGTAGTATGACTCAGATTCCGTCTGAAGGACAGCTTGTAGCGAACTATGTATCTCATCCTACAGATAGGAAGTTTGAGTATACCACGACATCTGACGCCGAGTATCTTGTTATGTTTGTCTACAGACAGTCGCTTGACGGAGCTGCGGCGTATGTCGGTATCTATAACTCAATCTCTATTCGTGCGATTGGTACGTACACCTGGATGCTATATGAGCCTAAGACTGTAAGATCGTTCCTTATGGAAAACGAAGACTCTATCCAGAATATTTACGGTGGGGAGTATGAGTGGGACAACTACAATGTAATCCTGCATGAGAATAGAGGTTCGAACAAGGGAGTTAAGATTCGGTATGGCAAAAACCTTATCGACTTAACACAGGAAGAAAACATTGAAAACACAATTACTGGTATTTATCCAATCTGGAAGTCAGATGGAACTGTTGTGGAGCTGCCTGAGAAGGTGGTTCACGCATCAAACGCCAGTAATTTTCCATTTTATAGAACTGTTATACAGGATCTGACGTCTGAATTTGACCAGATGCCGACGGAAGAAGAGCTCCGTGAAGCGGCTAGTGTATTTATTCAAAATGAGGGCATCGGAGTTCCTGAAGTGTCTCTTGAAGTGAACTTTGTAAACCTTTCCGAGACTATGGAGTACTCAGGTGTTGGCGGTTTACAGTCAGTTAACTTAGGAGACACTGTTACTGTAGAGTTCCCTGATTTAGGAGTCTCTGCTGAACAGAAAGTAACGAAGACTGAGTATGACGTTCTTAATGAGCGTTACACAAAGGTTACTATCGGTACCGTTAAAGACAGTCTTACTAACCTCTTGGAAGACCAGATGAATGATATTTCCGAGAAGGTTACAGCAGAGCAGGCTCAGAACTCAATTGATAGAGCTACTGGTGTCATGAATGCAGGTAGAAGAGGACACGTTATTATAGGAAGAAACGACGATGGTTTTGCTAACGAAATTTACTTCCTCGATAACGCTAACATAGCTCTCGCTAAGAATGTCCTTCGTATTAATGTCAACGGCATTGGGTTTAGTTCTAATGGTCTTCGTGGGCCTTATGCTCAGGCTTGGACACTCGATGGACATTTAACACTTGGCGGTATTAACAACGCGAGTGGTACTCTCGAGATTCTTGATACTAACGGAGCTGTTATAGGTCGTTGGGATAATAACGGTATTAATTCGTTCAAAGGTACTATCAGAGGTACCTCAATCCATTCTAGTAACGATGAATTCTACGTTGAAGAGAATGGTGAAGATGGTGTTGAGGTTGGCTGGTCTGGTTGGGATGTATGGAATAAAAATATGATGTCCAACTGGCTTGGCTGGGATTCTAATGGAAGTGTAAACCCTGCTTCTGCTACTAGTGCATCAGCTGCAATTAACGGTGGAACTAATACTGGTGCTAATACCAATGGTGACGATGGCTACGGTGGCACTGCTGGATTTAAAGCACTCTGGCTT